CTTACGCCTTCTCTACTTTCTTATTGTTTATCCGACCACTCACCTGGTCCCCCCCCCCTACCATCCAACTAAAGCCTTTCACCCTGTGTCCCCGTCACCCTGAGCTAGCATAATTGGCACTCTATCCTTGGTGGTGACGCTTCATGTTGTTCTGTTCTGACCTTGGGTGATTACTTTAACCTTAAGAATACCTAATACTCTGGCCGGCGCGTCAAGTTTGTTGTTAACGGTCACCAGAACCTCGTTATTGCTGTCCAGAATCCTGGTGAAGGTTTATGTGCCCTCTATGCCATTTTCTAAAATCTACAAGCCTTTGACCCCGAGTATGCCTCTTATCGTGCGGTCCTTCCTAGCCCGGATTTCTTACGCGGCTTGCCGATTTTAGGTTCTTTGACTAATAAGGCACAGATTGTTTTTACTGACGTCTTAGAGTGGTGCACTTCCTAAAATATAATTGTTGATGTCTTGTTCTGTTAAGAGAAGACCTATACTCACAACGCTAATTCGCTCGTTCAAAAAGGTTAGACTAGATTTTGCTTCCTCGTCTCTGGTGTGGGCAGTTACCGCCATATTGAAGCACTTTTTACAGACTCCGATCTCAAATCATTATCCCTGCCCCCGCCTTAACCTGCTTTTGCACCTCATGATCTTGTTTTACATAGCCAATCGGCTTTGATCGATTTTCTTCTTACCTCTACTCAGCCCTCCGCATCTTTAAATTAACTTGCTACTGATGGTGCAGTGGTAGATCAGATTGTTACTCGTGCTGATTATATACCTTACGTTTCCAGCTTGCTTGAGAAGGTCAACGCTATACTTGCTACTGACGCCTAGAACTTCAAGCACGCCTATCCACCGTCGTTTAAGATCAAAGCGTAAGCACTCCTTTGCCGTCTTCGGTCTCGTACTGCTGTTAGTTTCCCTAGCTTGCTCGATTCTTTTGACAGTTACAAGTCCTCCGTTTTCCTGAATTCTACTATAGATCCTTCGACACTGCTCGAACGTTTCCCTTTGGTTTCTTTTATTGCTCGTCCGACTACTTCGACTCGTCCGACAGAGGACCTGGGGGATTACGTATTATATAAAATTGCTCACGTTTCTCCAGTGTCCTCTCCACGGCCCACCCAGAACCCCCCTGTTTCTTCAGACGAGAGTTCTTAACCTTTTTAAACACCCAGCTCTAGTCGTGTCTTTTGAAGTGCCTATGCCATGCCTAAAGTCTACAGCCTCCAGTTGCCGTGCCAGTTTCGTCTAGTTAAGAATCCTTATCGCAACCGTCATGTTGGTCTACGTTCTATTCGCGAGTTTTTAACCTGGATGGTTGCTCAAGACCACCTTTCAGATATTTAGATAGAGTACTTCTCCGCCTACGCTCGTAATCTTAAACGCTTTAAGTCTAACCCTAGTATGTAGTTCCATCGGGAGGCTCTTACAACCGAGGACCAAGCTTATATTTTACACCATCCGAATCCGGGTCCTCGTGTCCTCCTTAATGTTTCCTTTAAGTCCCTAGCCACCCGACAGAAAGTTGCCTTGCTTATTGATTCCCTTTACTACCCTGGCGTCTTAGAGACCCTAGTCGCTGCCGGCACCCACTTTTACTCCATTCATCACGAGTACCATGGCGTTGGGTAAAATGTCCACGCCCCATACTACTTACATGAAGGCACTTACGTGATCAATTACCCTAAAGTTACTGCGACTTACGCCGGCGGTTCCCGCTACACTCACCAGATCTTGTATCATCCGGTCGACGGCTCGCTGTATACAGTTGGCGAATACTATTATACTGTTAAGACTTACTGCCGTCTCGCAACCGGTGAAGCCTCTTCTTACGTCCTGTAACGTTTTGATCCTATCACCCCGACATAATTATCCTCGATTCAGGATTTGACAGAATATCAGGTTCAACCCTACTTCTATCGCGCCCCACGATATGTCAATGAGTTAAATATTCTTGCAAAAGACACTCATGCCACCTATATTTCACCTTCTACCATCAGCTCAATATAAGACGCTGTCTCTTTCGCACTTCGAGACAACGTTGGACGTTCACTCCTTCTCAACACTTTGCCGCGTGATCCGAATTTCAGTCATTATGGCCGCTAATACGTTCAGCTCCTAGCCAAAGCCATTTATCCTTTGGTCTGCGCCGAGGCTGCTTGGTTTAATGACCCTGCTCCAGTAGAAGTTGTGGATACTGCCCACTTGCGCCATAAAACTCGTCGCAGACTCTTTTTCATCTACTGATTCTAATTGTTTCTTACATTCTTGCACTTTGTTCTTGGCTGATTACGCGACTCCGTTCTAGTTGACTTGCCTGATGCCGAAGCAAGAGATGAGTTGCAACGCTTTAGAGCCATAAGCTCCACGGCCGATTAAACACGTGCTATCCAAAAGATTCTGAATCGTGACCACTCCATCACAAAAGCGACCGCTTATTATGACCATCGTCCAAACCTCCGGGTCCAGGAATAACCTTTCGTTCATTCGAGTTAAGGGGAAACCTCTATGGTTCTGGCTGGCGTCCCAAAACCTACCTTAAAGTTAGTTCATGGGTCTATTACTACCTTTAATCCTCGGATTCTTACTGATCTTTCAGTTGATTATCATAAGCCTTAGCGTCGTACCCTCGATTATTGCCGCGTTGGTGCTATGCGTCACGTCGGTCCCGCTAATATCGATACCCTTTATGCCGTTAGCGACTGCCCCCGGAATACCCTGGCCGCTTTAACTTCTCGCCATGCCGCCCCTTTTTCGCACCCCTCACAGCTCTTTTTATCCGAACTGCCAGCTATCGTGAACGGGGTTGTTCAATAGATCCGACTGGAACTCCATCGCCCCTCTACCAACCTCATACGTCTTTTCCCTAACTTTTACCTTGAATTACGCCGTATGCCGACCGCCAAACGTTAGCAGCTCCTTGCCGGTTGGCACCATCTTTGCGGACAACGTTCTGCCATTCAGACTTTTAGTATCTTTACAAAAGCAGGTGAGGTTTCTGCTACGCCAGGTCGCCCTCGCCTCATTTGATCACCTCATTCTTCCTACAAAGCTTTGCATTTCACCTACAATCACTTCCTCCTTGATCTCGTGTCTGCATTGCCTTGGGCCGCTTTCAATTTGACACCTGACGGCCTCCGTATGAAAATCCAGGCGTGCTACGACCACTTTAAGGACCCTGTTTGCATATCGCTCGATGGTTCTTCGTTCGACTCTACTTAATGACTTAGTATCAAGGCTCTTGTTGACGTTCCCATCTACACTACTTTTGCTTCTGTCTTTTATGAACGCGCTCGTTTCTTCCCTATTTCACTTCATTCCTTTAAGCGCTATCTCTCTTAGTAAGTTTTCCGGTTTAGCTACGATAAAACTACTTTACGCCTTCGTGGTTCCGTTCATGGGACCACCAAGAGCGGCCACCCCGAGACTACTTTGATGAATTCTATCCGCAGTTATTGCTATTATAGTCCCATTGTCGATTCTGTTGGTGGTCGCTTGCTTCTAGCCGGCGATGATGTTCTAATTTTCACTGAACGCTCTCAAGTTTAACATGTAGCGAGTTGGATCCGTTCCCATACTTCCCGTAATAAGGACACCCCTTCCTACCTCGGATAGGTCGTCCGCGATCTACGAATTGGTCCGCTTGCTACCGCTTCTTTTCTCTCCAAAACCTATGAGGTTGTTCATGGCCGGGTTTATTATAGTAAGATTCCAGCCCGTATTGTTTTGAAACACAATGTTCCCTTGACTGGCCATGATTAACAGGCCGCCGTTGTTTAGGCTTACCGAACGGAGTTTGGCTCCCAATATCCTTATTCTTAGATGGCCGATCTCCGCTCCTCCTGCACTACCGGGGTTGCTGGCACCTTGAAACCTTTCACGAATATCGGTATCCGCTCTCTTTACCAGCATTATGATGCCTTTGTTTCTTGGATTTTGAGTGGGGCGACTCTGTCAGCTTGGCCCCAACAATAAATGTTTAATCGCAATTTAACAGAACATCCCCTTAATATTAAAGCTACTACGGTCGGTCATGACATTGTTGCTGATGCTAAAGACTGTACCGCAGAATCTTTTTAGAAGTTTACTGACTCAGCTTAACGCTCTGGTGCCACTGTTAGTATTCACTAAAATGCTACCAACACCGCTAATAAGCATATCGTTCTTGGTGGCAATCCACCCTAGCGTAAGTCACGCAAGACTAAAACTCCCTAGTCCCGTCGTCCAGTCCCACGCCCACGTCGCCCACGTCGCCCTTAACGCTCACGTGGCCGTGGCTCCGGTCTTGTCATGCGTCCTAATCGTAACCGTTAGCCAGCCTCCACCCGTATTACACATCGAGACTTCGTCACTTCTCTTTAAGTTGTCGAAGGCACTAATGCTAACGTTCTTTCTTCTGGTATTAATCCTGGTAACCCTTACATGTTCAGTTGACTTTCTGGCGTAGCACAAAATTTTGATTTGTATCGTTTTACGCATTTGGAAGTCATCTATGTTCCAAATACCGGGTTGAATACCTCAGGTTAAATCGTCATTTCTTATGATCCCAATCCCGGTGATGGCGTCCCTTCTCTGACCCAGGCCCTGTAGTCAAAAACCTCCGTCTCTGGCGCTGTACGTCAGAATCTCCGTCTTCGTATACCTCGTGACGTCCTCCAGCGCGTACAGAAATAGGATAAGTATGTCTGGAATTCCTAAGAGAATTGGAGCTATTTCCAATACTACCTTGGCTCTTTTACTTGCTTCTTGTCGACCTCTGAAACTGCCCCGGTTGGTAATTTGTGGCTGGATTATTCTGTCGTTCTTTACTCTCCCTAGATTCCGCCTTCCTTGTCTAACTTTTCTGGCGCTGTTATGTATGGTGCGGTCTAGACTGACATTCTCGGTAATAGCGGTTACTCTACCGGTTTGACTTTGACTGCTCAAAATGTCTCCGATACCGCCTCAACTACATCCACTGAGATTCTCCTTAATACTCCGGAAGCTGTTGATTGGTGGTAGACCGGTGGAACCGTTACTTCTGCAACTTCTATCTCCACCGACAGTACTAT